TATCCATCAGGGATATCTTTAATGGTTTTATCTCTTTTAGTAGAATATAAATTAGCTAAGTCATGAGGAGTACCATATGATTCACCTGATTCTATAGGATCATTACCTTCATTTTCTATTTGATTAAGTCTAAATATATGAGCTGCATCATCTAAAGCTTTATTACGTTCATATTCAATTTCTTGATCTGAAAGGTTAAATATATTTTTATAAATAAAGTCCGAGGATAATATTTTTTTATCAGTAATTGAGTTAGCTAATGATACCTTGTCAGTATATAGTTGGGTTTTTTCCTGTTCAAATACAATTGATGGGCCTGTTAGTTCTAATTCAAAGTCTACTAGGTCTGAATCGGTAAATCCTTGGGTATATAAGTGTACTAAAGCGATTTTATGTAATTCTGAGACTATAGTTCTTTGTAAACGTTCAATTGTGCGAGCAAAACGGATATCCATAGCAGCTAATGTTGATTTACCTTCAAGATTTTCATCATATCCTAAAAACGCTTTAGGAATTTTAAGAGCTGCTAACATTCGATTCTTTAAATATTCAATATCAGTTGTACCATCATAATCAAGACCTTTTGTTGTTTCAATTTTAGTTGATGCATCATTACCTCTAACTGGGATATAAAAATCCTCAGTCATATTTTGAATATTAAATTTTAAGTTATAATCACCCGTATTTTGATCTACGTATGGAGTTTTTTTCATTTTAGAAACAGTGCGTTCCATAAATTGATCAATTTCATTAGGAGGAATACCACCTACATTCATGTAAAAAATTCTTTTTTCCGGGGCACGCATAATTCTGTGAATAAGCATCGCATCCTCCATCAAAATTAATTGTTTAAATACTTTACGAGCGGGTTCTAGATATGAACGACCATAAGGAAGATAGGAAGCATCTGATAATAATCTAAAGTGCGCTACCTCGTAGTTTTCGAGTTTCATTTGGTCACTTCTTCTAGCACTGTAAGTGTTAGATTGTGATAGTCCATTAGGGTCTAATATAAATTGAACATAACTTGGGTTTTCAGGGTCCATACCCTCTTCTCTTACTACTTGATATACAGAAAGTGGTAAAACATTATAAATACCAAATTTTTCTGAGATTTGCAAATGTAAGTAAAAATCTCCATACTTACACATTTGGCGAACCCAAGAAGGTAAATTAAATTCTACATTTAATACATCATAAAATAAATTATGGAGTACACGTTTAACGTTTTCATTAGATGATTTAATTGTTAAAACATCCCCATATTCATTTTTAAGAGTTGCTTCTTCAGAAATAATATCAAGTGCAGGAGCAATCAATGAATCATAATCCATAGCTTCATAGTCGCTATAAAGCTGGAGACGCATAGATGAGTAGTTAAGTGTTGGGTTGTACTGTAAAGAGGAACCTACAGGTCTATGTAATCTTGTAAATCTATCATATAGTGAATTGGATTCTAAGTTACCGTATTTTTGAATACGATCAACATCCATCACTTTTAATTGTTTTCCTCCGACATTTCTTATGATAACATCGTTAGAAAATAATCGTCTTAATCTTGTAAATAAGCTAGTATCTGCCATATTTATTGTTTATTGTGTGTGTATAAATATTTAACCTAGAAGCCAAGACAAATCTTCATCTTTTCCTCCTACTTTCATTTTATAAGCCTGTTTAGGGTCATTAATTTGTGTTGTACTAAAGAAAGGATTATAATTGGCTTTTGATGTATTTGCAAGCATAGCTTTAGTTAAATCAACTCCGTGTTGAGCAAATTTTAATGCAGTATCTCGCACGTAACACGCAGTAGCTATAGACATAATTAGGTCATCATTATAGCCGGTTTGGGCTTCTGGTCGGCCATTTTTCCATACAAATGTTCTTAATTCATCTAATGTACGTCTTGATTGAATTTGTATACTTTGTTCTTTAATATATGCATCTAATTTAGCAATAGTTAATGGTCTGGTCCTAAGTGACATAGTAAACCCAGGTACCATTTTTGATTTATCTATTAAATCATATCCCTTAGCGATGTATGCTTCAGCATCACGAGTAAATTTTTCATCTTTAGGGCTATAATACAAATTTTCATAACCCATGTCAATTACTTCTTGTATAGCAGCCCAACCAATATTTGCATTTTCAATTACAAGTAATGCTTTATTATATTCATTTGCTATATTGTATAATATTCGACCAAAATCTTTAGTTGGTACTTGGTCTTTAAATTCAGCCACTTGTGTGCAATTTTCAATATCTATAATATGAAATGCTGAATAGTCTTTAGAGTCACCTCTAGCTACATCAGCTACAACCATATATTGTCTTGTATAATCTGGGTATTCCCAAACCCATAAGCTACTGTTCATGCCACGCTTTTCTAGTGGGTCTTTTAACATTGTAGCTTCTATATGGTTTAATATTTCAGGAGGGAATACAGTATCACCGGATGTTGTAAAATCACAATCACATTCTTGTGCCGCCATTCTATCCCCTAATTCATCATCTTGTTTATCTCTCCATTCTTGATTTCGTTCTGGGTGTACAGTCCAAGGTAATCTAATAGGTGTAAAGCCACTAGTACCGTCTTGTGCTTTAGCCCATTGTCTATGAAACCAATTACCAGTACCATTAGGAGTAGATAGTATAATTGCTCTACCACCAGTGGCAAGTGTTTGTTGAGCTGAGCCCCAGATCTCTTCAATTCTATTTTCTTCGATAAACGCCGCCTCGTCAATTACTAGAAGCGAAATTGCTTCTGATCTACCAGCATCACCTGCTGCAGATACTGCTTTAATTTGAGATCCATTTTTAAGTCGCAGTGACAGTCGGTTATTTTCTACCGTAGGTAATTTTAACCAACTAGGTAACTGATCGTACATAAATCGTACTTTCGTTACTAGGTTTTTAGCTGTTTCTTGTTTTGTTGCTATTACAAGGATGTTTTTATCCTTTTGAAACAACATCATGTGTAAAGCTATACCTGCTGAGAGTGTCGAAATACCAAGCTGTCTTGATTTTAAAATTACTGATTTATCGTGTTTATTTAGTAATCCTAATACTTTTTCTTGGAATGGGTATAAGTTAAACTGTGTTCTACCTCTTGTTGGGTGTTGAATCCAACAATATTTTTTCATAAAATAAACAGGATCGCTTGCTGATTTAACAAATTCCTGCTTTATGATTGATTTTATATCTGCCATCGTATATACATACTAACAAAAAAGGGGACCTATTGGTCCCCTAATTTTAATACGGGAAAACCCGCATCGCTCGCTTATCCTTTTAAGTTAGCTAATTTTTGCATGCGCTTAACAGATTCATTGAGTTTAAAGTTATCTTCTTCTAATTCAACTTCATCAATAGCGGCATCAATAGTATCTTCAGCTACTGGGGCTTCTTCGTCCATTACTTTACCTTTTTCGTCTTCATCATAGTTTTTAGGTAAAGCCATTTTTTTCATTTTACCATATTCTTTTTGAAGCTTAGCTTTAGCTTTTTCAAGTTCTTTAAGTTGCTTACGAACTTCTTTAACAGCATTCTTATCCATCATATCTCTAAACTCATTATCTTCGTCAATACGAGTTAAACGGCCTTCAGTTTCCTCAATCATTTCATCGATTGCCGCAAGTTTAGTTTCAAGGGCGGCTCTGCGTCCTTGATTTTCGATTTCTTTCATCTTTTTAGCTAATGGGTTTTTAGCTTCTTTGATTTGCTGTTTAATGTATTTTTCTAATTCACTCATGGTGTTGTTATTTTCTGCTAATGGATCACTTAAATCAATATCGCCTCCTAAGCCTAAGGCATCTAAGTCGGCCATCGGATCGTCTGACATATCAAATTCTGCGTCTCTTCTCTTTCTACCTCTAGTTTCAGGAGCGTTTGGATCGCGAGTTGGTTCCATTGATTTTTTAAGCTGAGAAGTTAATGTAATTAAACCTTTCATCTCAAGCGCTTTTAAAAACTTATTTGCTTGAGCTGGGCTATTATATGAAGTAGCGGCAATTATATCCTTAGAAGTAAAGCCCTCAGGCTTAAGCATTGCTGTAGCTAGGGCTTTCATTTCTTCAGGTGTAAAGCGCTTTTTAGGGCGTTTTTGACCAGGTGATTTATATGTTTTTAAAACATCATTTACACGTTGCATAAACTGAAGAACATCCTTCATGCTAGCTTCTTGGCTAAGTTTAAAGATATTTGATGTACGAGCCATTTCATCTAAACCTTCTTCTTCTACAAAGTTAGGTTTACCAAACATGGCATCTTGTTCATCACGAAAATCTTTTTCTATTTCTGCTCTGTCTAATTCGCCAGCTGCGAGATCTTCTAGTTCATCTTCATCGCCTGTTTCCATAGCCCGAGCAATACGGTCATCTTCTTCAGGACGTGAATCAGCAGCTAATTGCTCAGGAGAAGCCATTTCTATTATTGCGGCTTCAATTTCTTCAAGTATAATTTGCTTGATTTCGTTTTTATTCATTTTGCAAAATATTGTTGTTAACAATAATAAATATATAAAACTTAGTCAGGCAATGTATATTCTATAGTATTTATTAAAATTACGGTACCTACAAAACCACCTACAACACCTACCCATGGTTTTTTATACCATTTATCTATAGAGTTTATATAATCTAAATGAAGATTTATTTGTTCGTTTAATAATTCAATTTCTTCATCTCTATAACGAAGAAGAAGATCATTATGGTCATTTAATTCTTTATGAAATGCTATTTGTTTTTCTAATTCTAAAATTAAAATAGTTTTAACTGAATCTTGTGTTTCAAGTGTATCTAAAGCTAAGAAAAACTCTTCAAGTTCCACAGCAGGGATTTGAAGAGTATCTTGTGAAAAACAAAAACTAGATACACTTAATAATAGTGTAGTTAGTATATGTTTCATTTTTTCTTAGTTCTATATTTTTTCTTAAAATCACTAGTAGTTTTTTTAGCATTAGTAGTAGGTTTAACTTTTGCTTTGGTTTTATTAACTACTTTCTTTTGTTGAGTAATTTTATCTTGAACTACTTTTTTATCAGCTTGAACTTTTTTAGTCTTTACTTGAACTTTTTTAATTTTATTTTGGTTTTCTTTAACCTTTTTATCGTGCTCTTTTTTCTTTTGAGTAGAAGCTACTGCAGCGGCACCTCCAAATACTGCAAGTAATCCTACTATCCATTTCCATACTTTCATAATTAAAATGTTATTGTTTTTAATATTTGTTTGATTCTTTCTTCTGTTGAACCTTTAATTATATGATAAACAGGTCTATGTTTTTTCAATAAATTTTGAATACATATATCGATTTCGTTTCTATATTCTAAATTAGTTTCTCTTATACCATTATCTTCCATACCCATACCCTCAGGTGAAATATAAAATATGTAATCATATAAATAGATAAAACGTTTAGCATATTCTTCAAAAGCTTCTCCGTTTATAATACTAGTTTTTCTAGCACATTTAGTAAATGCTATTACATCTATAATAGTTCTATCAGTAACTATATTAGGTTGCATTAGTTCACTTACACGTTCTGCTAGGAATATTGTTTGTCCCTCTATAGTTGTTTCATGATTAAGAGGGATACCTAAAGAATTAAGATATGCGCTACGTTCAGTAGCAAAGTTATAATTTTTTAATTTAGGAATTTCTTTAAGTGCTTTAACTAAAGTAGTTTTACCTACACTCATTGTTCCACAAAAACCTATTTTCATTTTATCCTGCTTGTCTTGATTTAAATCTTGGGTCTTTATACCATGGTAAACCTTTACCACTTCTTCTTGCTTCTTTCCATTCTTCTTCGGTATGTCTGATCCCATAAATATAATATTCTCTTTTACGGTTATCACCTTCTGGTATAAGAGCGGGTCCTTCCCAGTTATGAAGTTTTTTATCCCAATAGTAAGCAATAGTACCTTCTGGTGTTTTTAAACGTCTAGATTTGGGAAAATCTTCTACACCCCGAAGTATATTTTGTTTTTCAATAGCCCGGGCTTCATTAAATTTTTTAGATTCTTCTTTATTCATAATGTTTTCCAGTATTCAGATTTTTCTTTAGGCATCGGTAAACCTCCTATAGTGTGTATTTTATCATCTTCTTCAGACCAAGGACCAGGCTTATCTGCCCATTTTAAAAAATCATCTATTTCTTTTTGGTTTAAAATTGATTCAGCAACATATGTGCCTTGTGCTCCACTTACTGTAATACCCCTTGCTGAGAGAGCATCGCCTACAAAGTGGACATTTGGTACTGTTTTAAGTGCTAAATTATCATAATCTACAAGTGGTTCTGGTGATAGGTATTTTACTTCAGGCATATAAACACCCCAATCATTACCTAATGTAGGAAACACTTTAGTCATATCTTCAATAAAATCTTCAATATAAACCGCATTATCACCAATAGCATCATATAATGGATCTAAACTATTTACAATTTCGGTTTTAACATATTCGCCCTCACTTGTTTTAGATGGTACTCTATGGCTAGGAGAGTAATAAGTACCTGTACCATTAATTTGAAGTTTTTTAACTGCTTCACGTGACCAATCAAATGGTTTATCTATACCTCTAATCTCCATTAGAATACCAAAATTAGTCATATCATTGCGATATGTTTCATCCTTTTTAGCATGACCATTATAACTGTGATCGCCATATGTTTCTTCTACAGCTACATAAGCAGCATTATTATTAGTACAGAATGAACGAAGTGATACACCTTTATCTTCAAACTTACGATATAGTTTAAAATCATAGCTAATATCAATTAATTTTTGAAAATGCTTTTGTGGTGCTTCAAAACGTACACCAATTTGTACAGGTTTTGCTTCAGTAGGTAAATCATAATGTTCTGCTAAACGCTTTCCAAAATCAATGCCTGACTTGCCTACACCAAAAATTAAACGATCATAATCTAAAGTACCACCACCTTTACGATCTCTATTGACATATTCAAAAACAACTCTATTATCTTCAAAAAATACCTTAGTTACTTTAGTATTCCAGTGAAATTTAACACCCTTATTACACAAGAAATCATACCAATTTTTACCAATTTCATGTAAATAATCAGTACCTACGTGCCATACAGGGAATAATCTTAACCCAAAATATGGTTTAATAAAATCAGGTTCTGCAACCGGATTTGAACACTGTACCGCTTCTGGTTTGGGGTGGAATCGTTTGAAATTTTCAATTACTTCGTTAAATAACGACATAGCTTTGTCTTCACCACAATACTTGGACATATGCCCTCCAATTGAAGTATGATACGTTAACTTGCCGTCACTCCAACCTCCTGCGCCCATAAACCCAGTCATTACTTCTTCTGGTTTACGATTGTAGGGATCATTACCCATATCAATAATTGTGATATGGTCACCAGGATAACCATTATCAACTAATTTAGTTGCAGCGTTTACGCCCGCTACTCCGGCTCCGATTATTACTATTTTTTCCATTGCTTAATCTTAACTATTAAATATACGAAAATAGAGTGTGGCCTCCAAATGGAGGCCACAGCTCTCAGTTTTAATTTTTTTCGACTGGCTATGAATCAGTCTATACGTTGTTACATATATTATTCTTGTTGATATTTAAAATTATCTTCAAAATCTCTCATTAGTAAATTTCCTTGTAAATATGCTTCTTTTTCCATTTTACGAAGGTGTTCATCATTTTGGGCATATTGGGGATCACTAGCATCTCCTAAATGTAGATCACCACGTTCGTTCTGTACATGGTGGATTAATTCATGGGCAAATGATCTGAGTATATCTTTAGGGTGACGATTTGACGTATAAAGGACAATAGTTAACTCTAAAGGGTCATAATATGCAGTACGACCTAAAGTTAATGCTCCATTTTCAGCGTCTTTACGGAGTACTACTTTAGGGGTAGTGCGAATGTTAAATTTTTTACATCCATCTCTATAAATACCAGTTAAGGCTTGCTTAAATTCTGGGTTATTATTCATTATACTTCAGGTTCTGCTGGTTCTTCAGCGGGTGTATCCGCTGCGGGTTCATCTCCCCCTATGTCACCCCCAAAATCATCAGAGGCTGTTTCTTCGTCATCTTTTTTAATACTACCTTTTTGCATTAATTTTTCAAGCTCGTATTTTGCACCATTTATATCATCGTCTCTATCTAAATCAAATAAAATACGATTAATATCAGCTTGCATATATTCACCATTATCAATTAAGTTAAATGATTGGCCATTTTCAAGAAAGCATTTAAATATAGGTTTGGGGGCTTTAATAATTTTAACATCAACTATAGCCGAAGGAGGAATACCTAATATGTCTGATCCTAAAGCACTAAAAGCACCTGGAGATAATTGACGTAATTGGTATTCACGTTCCTCCCTTATTATCTGACGTATTTTACGTCTTAGCCGTTGTTCAGTTAATTTATTCATTATGGTAAGGGTACTTCTACTACTTCTTCATCTGGTAGTGGAGTGTATTTATCTTCAAATGGTGTATAATAACCATATGATTCAAATGCTCTACCATCTTCTGTAGTCCCATAAAGTGGGCCTTCTTGGTAGTCTGGTCTATTTACATCAGGTTCATCCATTACCCACTCAATGTCTAATTTTTGCCACTCGCCATCAGGGATTACATCTCCTATAGCTTCATTTACATTTTTAGTGCGTTGATAATCTAAATAATGATAAACTGAAGACATATAATCAGATGCTTTGGTTAGCTTAGCTTGAACCCATGATTCTAACTGTGTTTCATCATCAATCATATCACATAATGCTTTAGCGTAATTTTTCATTTTAAGCATTTGTGATTTTGCCATACCACCTTCATAATCCATATTATCAGGACCTAAGAAGTTTGGTGTACGTTTAGGTGGTTCTGGAAGGGTTAATTGTGTATCTTGGGGGACGTCTGCTTCTTTAACTAAATCATCAGCGGCATACATTCCTTTACCACCAGGGCCACCTTTAACAGGGAATACTATTTCCTTACCACCAGCACCTAGCCTATTAGACTTCATAAATTTACCGGGACCAGTAATAGTCATAGGGAGGTTTTTACCACCTTTTACATTTTTAAAATAAACAGTGTCTCCTTCTTTAAATTTAAGTTGATCATCTGCATATTTTTTATTTTCCTTAAATATAAGTTTAGTACCATCAATATTAACTTCACCTTTATCATGAAGTTTAGCCATTAATGCTTTAGTAAGTTTAATTGTATCTTCTTTAGACTTACCCTCTTTCATATGTTTTTGAATAAGGTGCTTTAAATCAACTTTAAATTCAGTATCAGGGTCTATCCTAATATCATCATTATCTTTGTCCTTAGGAGCTTTATAATTAAATTCTTCTTCTTTAGCTTCATTAGTTTGTTGCCCAGCGGCGTAGGCATCTTTAATAGCTTTAATCATATCAGTGGGTTTAGGATCCATTTTTTCTAGTCTTTTTAAAATAGCTTTATATTCATCTTCTTTAACCTTACCTTTAGATAGCTTTTCAATAAAATCAAGTTCCTTAAACTTTTTCTTTTTAGTAGGGCTATCTAGGTCAAGTTCATTATCTTCTAAATCATTATCATTATCTATATCAAAGTCTGCTAGGTCATCTAAAAAGTCTGATACAGGCCCACCAAACTTACTACCACGGATAAAACTGGCAATAGCATTTTCATCCATGGGTGTAGTATCATCAAATTCACCAGAATCTAAAAAAATTAGCCTTTTAGTTATTAATTTTTTAATAGAATCTTGTTGAGCAGGCTCTGCTTGTTCATATTCAGCTTGTAAACGTTGAACAACGGGATCATTTGAATTTATTTTATTCATTAATAAAAGGCTTGCTAATAAAGCAACCCCACCTAAGGCATTAGCTAATTTACCTTCTTCAAGATCTAAGTCTCTTTTAAGGGTAACTTTATGCATTTTACCACTACCTTTAGGAAATTCAAATTCTTTGTCCCCTTTATCCCTAGCAGCATCAGCTGCGGCAAGGAATGCGTTTGCTTCTTCTATTTCAGTTGTTACTGACCCACCCATTTTAAGGGTTTTTAGAGCATTAGCCTTTTCATCACCTTTTAATGCTTTGAATTCAGGGTCTTTAAGGGCATCTTTTACTGCCCCTTTTCCTACAAATGTTCCTTCGTCTAAAAAGCTCATATTATTATATTATTTTAATGGACAAGCCGTTACTTTATTAGCCCATAACCCAGCAGCAACTAGGAAACCTAATCCCCACCATAAGTTAACACCAAATAAGCAACCAGCGCCTACTGCTAAGACATAACCTCCATAGCACTTAACGTAGCACTTAATTTTATCTAATAATCCTGATTCTTTAGCATCAGTATAAGCATCTAAAATTTTATCATCTACATCAGTTTTCTCTAAGGCTTCTTTAATTTTACCTAATAACTTTTCATCAACTTCAGTTTTATCAAGAAGTTTTTTGATTTGGGTTTTTGCATTTACTTTTCTTGCCATGATTTATTTCTTTTTAAAGCTAACTTTAGCTTTTCTAGTATTTTTTACAAATTGTTTGCCTTTTTTACTACCTCTAACTTTTTTTCTAGAAGTAGCAGCACGTTGTTTTTTAGTAAGTGAATTTGCCTTAGCACGAGGTAAACAACGTTGTGTTGCTTTACCTTTAGGCATTGTACCACATTTACCTGCTATATTTCCTTGGGTATCAATACGAACCCAATCTTCTTTACCAAACCAGTTTTTTAAACTTTCATCTATATTAGCTTCTTTAACATTATATTCTGCAATTATAGCAAAATGGGGGTCATTAAATAGTTCTTCTAGATGGTTTAGTACTTGGGGTTTAAGTTGGTTGTATAAAGATTCGTTTTTATAAGATTTTTTCCTTTTACCACCTGCCCCTTTAATTTGACCTTTACATACTTTTACAGCACGGCCGGATAAATAAGCAGATGATTTTTCTCCTGCTCTTTTACGAGCAGCTATATAAGCTTTACCGCGCTTACATAATTCTTCATATACTAAATCTTCAATTAATTCGCTAATTACTGCGTTAGTTTTAAGACTTTCACATCTACTTCCTTTCCCGCAACCACAATCTTTTTCAGCTATTTTTTTAGCTCTTTTAGTTGCAGTAGCATACATAACAGCTTCAGCATCATCACCATAGCGTTTTTTAAAATCGGCTTTAGCCCCCTTTAAATCTTTAACTATACGTTCTTTAGCTTTAGCTTCAGGTTTTGTTAGTTTGCGTTCTTGCATGTTTATATATACTGATCATTAATGGTCCATCTCCTTTTATAAGACGATGCCATTGGTGTCTCTTAATAAATATAGGCCTATCTAAAGGAACGGGCAATTGATCTTCAAACTGAAATTGCCAATTAGTTTTACCTAATACTGTTACTGTCCTATCTTCATCATCCATGTGCCATTTTAAGGCTTCTGGTTTAGTTGAAGCAGGAAATAAACGACTTGTTGTACCGTCTGCTTCTATTATATCACTGTATGGTTTACCAATAAGTTGAGGCAGGTGTTCCAAGACCCAACTGTTTATGGTATCTAGGAAGATTACAACTCCAGTAACTAGCTTTAGTCCTATCTTTTTTATTTTTACAATCATGTCTTTTTGCAAATGCTTGAGAGGCTTCTTTATTACCTAATTTAGCTTTTAACCCACCTGATCCAAAGGTAACTTTTTTAATTTTTTTAGATTTAGGGTCTCTTACATAAACGTAGTATGCTTTAGGACCACCACGCTTAGGTTTATTTAGTGGTGGGTTTTTCTTTTTCTTTTTAGCGGCTTCCATAATATATGGTAAATCAAGAGGTACTAACTTACCTTCATACATTCCTTGACGACCCGCATCTGTGTACATATAGTATTCGTCTGCTTCAGATAATTGCATTTTACCAGCTTCCCATAATTTTCTAGTTTCTGCAAATAATTTTACATGGGCATTAGAGCTGATTCTAAAAACAGATTCACCTAGTGGTATTTTATTATCTAAATGGTATTGTAAATTTTCAGATACTTTAACACCTTCATTAAGTTTAGTACCTTCACAGTTACCACAACCACAATCGCAATCAGGTTTACCAAACAAAAGTTCTTTTAATTTAATCATTTTTTTCTAGTTTTTCTTTAAATTCTAAAACTGCTTCTTTGATTTCTTTAGTAAGTTTTTCTTTGTCTATTCCTCCTTTCCAGCGTTCGACTTCTCCTTTTTCAGAAACATATTGAGTATTTGAGGTATTTATAGCTTCTAAAAGATATGTTTCATAATCGTCTACCATATCTTTAGCATTATCTATCATCATTTTACGCTCATATTCCTCATATTTACCTTCACGTTTTAACTTAGCTTCCATTTCAACTACACAATCAAAACATGTTTTATGTATTTTATACATTTTAGCGTCTAAACGTTTTTTCATTAATGATCCACAGTTAGGACAAAATAAAGGTAAAATAGCTTCTTTTTTAACTCTATCAAGTTTAGTATAAGTTTGTTTTATACCATCTTTAATAGTCCATTTTTTACCTCCTTCTTCCCAAATATCACCTTCTTTATAATCTTTTTTTTCAGCCCTATAACCAACTTGTAACTCTGCAGATTCGCCTGCTTTACCTTTAATAAGGTTACGCATACGCTCTACATCTTTTCTTTTAAATTCTTTATTTAACATAACTTTAGTTTTTAATCTCCAGTAAAATCTCCTGGTCTTTTACTATCATAATAAGCGCTAATTCCTTTACCTATACGTTCCTCTCTATCCTTAAAAGCAGGATCTTCAATAGATGATTTTTGCCCATATCGGTCTCCCTTAGGCATAAGAATTACTTCTACATCTGGGCTTATATTTTTAATGCTTAAAATACCGGATTTCCATTGTTCTAAGGCTTTAGGATCTATTATTGTTTGTGAACTACCATCTCCATTAGTAAGGCTTACTGCATCTTTATAAGCAGGACCCTCTTCACCATCAGGTTGCATACGAGTAAAATGAACTTTTTGATACCTATCAGTAAAAACATTTTTCATCATATTAAAAGTAAGATCCTTTACTTTGATCTTAGTTCCTGTGATTTCGTTTAATATATCTTTTAATTTCATTTTATTTTAATTTTAATGACATATCAATAGCCTTCATTAAAGCTGCTACATCTTCGCTGTTAAAAAACTCGTTAGTTTCATTTAATGATTCGCTTATATCGTCTTTTTTACCAAAGTTTTTAGCCTTTTTAATAAGATCTTTAGCAGCATAAATAGTAATTAGGGTCCTTAAACCAATCATATAGGGTAAAAGATCACCCATTGTATCTAACCACCAAGGATCTTCTAAGTTTACACCACCTGGATTTCCTATTGTATCCCCCCCTAAAAACTCTGGCATATCAAAGGATACATCAGTAGCCATTCTAACACCTCCTCTAATAATATCCCATAATTTAGCAGCAACCCCTATAAAAATTGCAGTATTGCTTGCCATATACTTTTTAAGGAAAGCTCGTTTTTCTTTATCACTTAGTTGGGAATTTAATACTTCACCTATTTTTGTTAAAATAGTAGCTGATTTATTTATTACTTCTCTGGTTCGTTGAGGATCCTTAAGTTCATCCTGTAATTCATCTCTAAGTTTCTGATAGCGAGGATCATCTTGGATAGCGACTGCTATTTCTTTAGCCTTTTTTGTGCCTTTAACAATAGCATCGCCTGCTTCTTGTTTGGCTTTATCCCTAAGCTGTTTCATTTTTTCAGCAGCTTCCTCAGGAGTAAGTCTTCTACGTACAGCTTCAGTAATTAATTCAGCTTCGCGTTGTAATAATAAATCTTTTAAAAGTATGTTTTTATTTTTCATTTTTTCTGGAAATCTGAGGATACACCTCCGGTTATGAATTTACCTGTATTC